TAAATGGCCCATACTGCGTATAAATTTGCTGCTGGATTTGGAACGCTTGCTGCAACGCCATCATCTTCTCTTCTTCGCGGCCTGTGCCTAGACCCACGTTGATGCCAATGTCCATGTCTGAGCGCCACACGCGAGGATCAACCTGCACGAATTGCCCACCCATTTTCACAAGCTGCTCTTCGTCTGTGTTCTTGATTGCTGCGCGTAGCATGATGCCGAATAGGCGCTTCATACCGTCTGCAAGGTTACGCACCATCACCTCAATCTGACCAGCCTGTGATTGAATTGTAGCTTGCACTGCAGCCTTTGTGGTGGACTGCATCGCATCTGGGTCTAGCCCCATTGACGCGCGAGATACGCCAGTTTTGTTCTCTACAACCTGATCCATGTACGTAAGCGCACCTAGCGTCTGGCCTGCAGTAAATGGAACACTAAGTTCCTGCACAGCGCCTGCCTGACGCATACGCACGATTGCGCCAATCTCATTGTTTAGCACATCGTCAATATTAACCGCACCATCAACAATACCAATGCGAGGGTTGTTCGTCATAGCTACGTTGTCTAGCACGCCACGCAGAATTGCTGTTGCTGCGTCTTGGTCATCAATGATGATTTCCGCAAGAGAACGTCCGTAGAATGTGTGTGGCTCTGGATCAACCTCAAATACTGCAAATGGCACCTCATCCCAAGGCTCCATGTCTAGCAGCTTGTAGCTTGTGCCGCCGCAGATAAAGCGATGCAGAACGGGTACACCTGTGCCATCTACGTCAATCTTCATATAGGCTTCTGTGACTGCCACAGAGCGCATCGCAGGATCGCCCTCTTGATCCTCGTAGTCATCTTGTGAGTAGCCCTGACGCTCTATAGTTTCAGCCTCAGAGATGTCTGATGCGCCGTATAAGCCATCTAGCTTGTACACTTCCTCAAAGTCATACCCCATCTCTACAAGCTCACCCACGCGCATCTCTGTGCGGTGCGCTACGATATACGCATCATCTATGTTGCGCGCTTGTGAGTTAATGAAGAACTCTTCAGGCGGTACGCTTTCTAGGCGTAGCTGCCCGTTAGGTATTTGTCTGCTGATCTTCAGCGAATGGATTGGCGAGGCTACTTCCATGCCAAACTCATCCATGCTCATAGACATCTCCATGCCATGCTCAAGGATTTCCACATCATCATCTGAGGCCAGCAAGGTGTATTCTTCGTCTGTCAGATTGTCATACGTGAATATCTCAGCTTTGTAGCTGTTCTCATAGTACGCTTTGACGATACCTGTTTTCTTAATCAGCGCATCGTGGATCGCATCGTTTAGCACGCGATACCCGTCATTCTTGGTGAATGCATAGTGAATGTATTGCGTAGCTTGCTCTGCTGCAGCAACGTCCTCTGGGCCTTTTGGCAGGAACTCAACAGGCTTAGACGTAGACATAAACACGCGCATGATGCTTGGCTTGACTGAGCGAATGGTGTCGCGCACTTTTGTCGCTACAACCCTGCTGCGTCCATCCTCGTAGCCTATGTCAACTTGCCCGTCAAAGTAGCGCTGAGCCTTGATGCGCTCATCTGTGATTTCGCTCTCAACAAAGTCTACAGCCTGCGCCATAGCGTCTTGAACGATACCTTCAATCTCGCGTCTGTCTTTTGCTTGTGGCTGCATGTTATTGCTCCTGCGCTTTCATTGATACGCCTGTTCGCGTGGCTGTGTCTGCTAAGTACCTGAACACCTCTGGTGCCTCGCGTATTACTTCGTTTACCCGACCACTAGAAATTAAATCTTGATAAAGGCGAACCTGATTTTCAAGGCTCATCTCTCTAATAGCTCTTAGGCTTGTGGTTATGCCAGCCTCAATCGCTGCGCCAGCCAAAGCACCTACTGGGCCACCAACTGCACCACCAGTGATTGCGCCAGTAACCAATCCGCCTATTGGAACTGTTCTGCCCCCGCTAGGAGAGAAGCCTAAGTAGCTTATTCCAGCAAGTATCCTCCCCATCGGGGTTCCTGTTTGGATTTGCTTTAGAAGCTCTATCTCTGGCTTCGTAAATCCATTCTTCTTGCCCTTGTTGTAATCTCTGATTATCTTTCCAAACTGAGTTTTTATGCCAGCCTCAAATCCGCCTGCATAACCACCCTCTTTCGCTGTCTCAATAATGTTTTGCACGTTTTGCGTCTTACGCATTTTTGACCAAAGATCGCGCGCGTCAAAGAAATCTTTGACTGCTGGAGCGGTGGCTCCTTTTGAGACCTGCGCAGGACTGAGGCCAGATAGAAAGTCATCTACGCCAGACTTGATTATTTGCGCTGCGCGCTGCTCAGCTTTGTCTGTGACTTTACCAGCGGGCATTTGTGCAAGCTGGTAAATGGCCTCTAAGTCATTTAAACCGACATCTTGCCCAATCTTGCTTTCCATTGCCTTAACCACACTGGCAGAAGAGGGTATCCCCCCTTTAATTAAGCTAAAGTCAAAGCCGCCAGAAACTTTCTTTATAGTGTCGTTCACAAACTTTTCGTAGTCTGCTGCCTTAATTGTTGCGCCAGACTGTTTTGCGCGCTCATACAGAGCATTGGCTTCATTGTATAAGTCCTCAACGGCACGAGCGTCCTTCTGCGCAACAGCCTTTGCTGCGCGGCGTTGAAGGTATCCTTGGTACGAGCTTCCAATCAAATCAGTCGCAGACTTTAAGCCACCACCAAGTATGCCGCCAAATCCACCAGAGATAACTGCGCCCTCTACACGTTCTGGTAAGCCGCCCTCTCCAGCAAGAAAACCGTAAGTTGCGCCAGTTCCAGCACCCATTCCGATTGCCCCACCTAGCGTTTTTGGTGCGCCTAAAGGCACTGCCAAGGCACCCCCTATCTCTGCAACAGTAGAGGCCACAGGGGCTTCCTCTTTGAATTTACCTATACGCGAACGCTCACGCTCAAGCTCCTGCTCATATATATCCCCAATCTTTCTCTCATCACCCTGAATGGCCTTTCTTGCAAGTGCAGTTCCGCCAGCTACGACCTCTTCGCCACCGCCAAACGTCAAGCCTTGAAGCGCAGCCCTAGCTAAGCCCGTTCCGTAGCCACCAACCGTAGGCTCAGCCTGCTTAAATTCTAAAGACTTTCCTTGCTCAGAGGCATATTTTAAAAAATCTAAAGACCCAGATTTACCAAGGCCAAAAGATTTAGCAAACCCAACTAGCGGCATGTCTGAATAATGCTTTTGATGCAGCCGAAACGAAAGTTCTGCATCACTCATGTCGTCGTATTGAGGGTATTTTTTGCGAAACTCTTTGATGTCTGCCATCTTACCCTCTTTACCTCAATCCAGCGGGATCGTTATCAATAGGCTGTGCTGCTGGCGATGTTGCGCTGCCCGTTGCCCCACCAGCCTGCGCCTGTGCCATCAATCTGTTATAGCCAGCCTGAACTGCATCTTTAAACTCCATCAACGCGGCCCGATAATCTTCATCTGAAAGGCGAGTATTCATCAAGAGTGAGTACGCAGCCTCTGCTCTTTTACTTTCAAAGTCAGTAATCTGCCCGCCACCTTTTAGCATTTGTCGAGCAGCAATAAACGCTTGACCCGACAAGCGATCTATTTTTGCCTGAACCCTAACTGCATCAGCAGAGACATTAGGAAGAGCGCCCTCAAGTGGGCCTACAACCTTATCAAGCGCTGGATCATTTAGCAAATCATCGACTAGCTGGATGGCAAAATCGACATCTTTCTTTGCGCCTGCAGCTTGAACCGCAGCCTCTCCGCCAGCTTTTCCAGTAGCCTTTGCCGCTGCTTCCTGAGCTAGACCAGAGGTTTCAAAGAATTTCTTGTACTCTGGCGTTCCCGCTACTAAGCCCGCGCGCTCTGCACGTATCTCAAGCTCGCGTATTGCAGCGGGGGTATCAGGGCCACCTTCCATAGCGGCAAGGACTTCCTGATCTGTAGCCTCTGGCATAGCTTTCTTGTAGATATTAAACTTTGCCTCAAATGCGGTGCTTGCTACAGGCTTTACCGCTGCGGTAATTGCGCTTGATGGATCAATAGCGCCTGTTAGCATTGCGTCTGCAAGATCATCTCGACCTTTATTACGTAGGAATTTTTCGGTTTTGTTTATTTGGCCCTGCAGTTTTTGCTCACCTCTGCGCTCCTCCATCCGCGCCGCTGTAGCGCGAATAAGCGGGTCCATCCGCGCATCGCCAGTGCCAGCAAGAATAGCCATTTTCAGCTTATCGCGGAAGTCATCGCTCATGCCTAGAGCGCCACCTATGCCCTGCCCACCAAGCAGGCCACCTAGCAAACCTTGAGGTTTTTGTGCTTGTTCACCGTTCATCTTTGCGGCTCCTGTTCTGAAATCGCCAGCTTTGCCAAAAATATGCGCGCCAATCTTAGTCCAATCCCCGCCAGCTTTCTCCTTACCCCAAGCGGGGTTTGAGATTGACGGATTGTAATAGTGCGTAGCGCCACCAGTTACATCTGGGGCATTCCCAGAGAGTATTGCGTCTGCGGCAGCGTAAGCATCTTCGCTTGGCTTGATCGCAGCCATGTCCTGACCCTGCTCACCGCCAACGGCACCAGTTACCTTGTTCCATGCAGAAAACTGCGCAGGAGCAAGAATAACGTCACTTAGGCTTCCACCCTGCGCCATACGGTTCCTTATGACA